CGCCGCATCCTTCACCGTATTGTTCAAAAACTGTTTGATTGGGGCATCTACAGCAGCAACAACCGGCACGATGGAAGGTCACGGCGGAGTCACTGTAGAGATACATAACACCGACGACGCATCTGGCACCAATTACAGATACGAGAAACACGTCTACGCCGGTACGATTATGGCCGACGATGCGAACTACGTGGCAGGAGGTGCATCGAACGGCACTGATACCATTTCGCACGACTTCACGACGAGTGCTTTCGCAGAGTTGACCTTCCCGCTTGAAGGCCCAGAGATTTCACAGTGGGTCGAGGGCGACGGTACTGGTTTGACATGCACCGTGGACTTCTGTCATGACGCGAACCTGACCGGCGGCGATTTAGATAATGCCGATATTTGGCTAGAGTTAACGTATCTAGCATCCTCGTCAAACCCGAAGGGAACAAAGGTTACAAACAAGGCGGCATTATTAGCGAGCACTTCCGCGCACTCTACAGCGCAGTCCGGGGAGTGGACGGTGGCATCGATGACGACGAAAAACACGCAACAGATGAGCGTCAATTTCACACCGGCTCAACCGGGGTACGTTCAGGCTCGTGTCAAGATGGCGCTCGCCGATAAGACGATTTACGTTGACCCGCGTCTTGTGATAACGACGACCTGATGGCTACTGAGAGACAAGCACTCGTCCCCGGAGGTGGTTTCGTTAACGAGCGAAACACGCCCGATACGATTGAGGCGATGGTTCCGGGCGGTGGGTTCCTTAACGAGACGACGGAAGCAGCGGCGGGAGGCGGCGGGCGAATCATGTCGAGCCTTGCTGGTTTCGGGGGTCTGGCGGGCAAGGGCGGTATCGCTGGTGCTGGCGGAGGGTTGGCCGGGTAAATGGATGGAGTGGATAGATGAGTGACAGAGATATTACGCTCGGAGACACCTTCGATATAAAATTCACCACGCGAGCTTTTGCCACGGGGGTTCCGACAACGATGGCCGGATCGCCAACCGTGTCCGCGTACCCCGGCAATTCGACGACCCAAATCACCGCAGGGATTACTCTGACCTACGCAAGTGGATTCGATGGTGTTGCAGGGTTATGTAATGTTCGGGTGGTGGCGACGTCGGGGAATGGCTATGCAGCCAATACTGATTACGCGATGGTTCTTACAGGATCTCCCACTGTCGCGTCAGTCTCGGTTGTTGGTGAGGTGGTGGGGCATTTCAGTACGAGTCGCAGTGCTGCGGCGGTTGATCTAGCCAACACCACTGACGGGCTGGGCGCACTTAAGGCCGAAACCGCGCTAATAGTCGAGGACACGGGTACGACGATCCCAGCAACGATCACAACAATCGACAACGAAATCGCGGCACTCGACACAGTTGTGGGTCGAGTCGAGGTGGATACACAGTCCATCGAGACGAAGGTCGATGCCGTGAAGGTGCGAACTGACCGCCTTCCGAATGTTGTGGCGGGTGGCGCAGGCGGCGTCTTTATCGCAGGGACGAACGCAGCCACGACGGTCACCACAGCGCTCACGACGACGTTCACCGGGAACCTGACGGGGAACGTCGGTGGTTCTGTGGCATCGAATACTGAGTTAGGACCGTCCGAGGTGAACGCCCAGGTGGCTGATGTTCTGAAAACGGACACGATTGCGGACCTGGCTAACGAAGCGCCTCCAGCAACTCCGACCTTCGAGGAGGCGCTGATGTACGTGTACTCCGCGTTGAGAAACAAGGTCACGGTTACTGCTGACTCGAAGGGGTTCCACAACAACGCGGGGACTGAGATTTACGCTAAGGCGCTCGCTGATGACGGCACAATCTACTCCGAGGCCGAGGGTGTCTAGGTGGCAATTGATACTGCCGAACGGCGCAAATCCGTTGCTGGCATCCACGGGCCGTGGACAGGCACGGGAGTTACTCCGAACTCCAGCAAGGACGAGGAGTGGCGGCAGGAGGCCGGTTACGGCTATCCGGGTATTCTGGCTGGTGTCGCGGATGTACCGGAGGTTGTGCCAGATGCTGGTGGTGGGGGCGGCGGGGCAGGAGAGGCCCGTGGAGGGCCTCAGGGGCGTCGTAGGGCTCGTGGTGAGGCTAAGACCTCTACAGGGCCTTCTTACGGTCCTACCATGCCTGAGCCGGAGCAAGTCACTTCCTCCGGAGACGCGGAGGCTGAGGATCTTGTTCGCAAAGAACAGCAAGCTATTGATGCTCGAATGGCTGAGTTGTTGTCTTTGCGGAGGAGTCTTGAAGGCGATGAGGCGAAGGTCAAGTTGCTTGACGCGACGCTGGGCGAGATTGAGTCTGAGATTGATCGGCTTGAGAAGAGACGGCAGGCGCTGTTATTGTTGATGCTGGTGGCTATAGAAGTATTTTAGTAATCGATTCCTAAAGAGGACGAAAAGATGAAAGCACCCAAGGCATATTCTGGTGTTGATCCAAAGGCTCACTTGAGCGATGGAGCGAAGGGGAAGGGTGGTTATGGTGGCGCGAGCCCCAATAATGTTTACGGTGGTGTAGATCCAATGGGTGCTGCCCATGGTAGCGGTAAGGCTGGTAAGGCCAAGCCTGGTGGTCGGTCGAAGCGCAGTCGGGTTATCGGTGGTTCACGGGGCGAGGGTCCGGGCTACTAGAATGGAAGTAACACTCCCGCATATGTATGTTCCGCGTCCGTATCAAATGCCAATATGGAAGGCGTTTGATGAGGGGTATAAGCGGATGGTGTTGGTAATGCATCGCAGATCGGGCAAGGACCTGACTTGCTTTAACATACTGGCACGGGCTACGCAGCAGCGGGTTGGTGTTTACTACTACATCTTTCCGTCTTATGCCCAGGGGAAGAAGGTTATCTGGGATGGGATCAATAAGGATGGGATTCGATTCCTAAACTATCTTCCCAGGGATTTGTGGGAGAGTTCTAACCAGACTGAGATGAAGATCCGTTTAAAGAACGGGAGTCTGTTTCAGATCGTAGGGTCCGACAACATTGACTCTATCGTGGGAACGAACCCGGTGGGGGTCGTGTTCTCCGAGATGGCGTTGCAGGACCCGAGGGCTTGGGACTTTATCCGACCTATCCTAGCTGAGAATGGGGGGTGGGCAATCTTCAACTCCACACCCCGAGGCCGACACAACTATTTTTATAAGCCGTTGTGGACAAACACCGTTGAGAACAAGAGGTGGTGGGGCTGCAAGCTGGGGATTGATGATACTGAGTCGGTCACGGCTGAAGAGGTGGATGAAGAGCGTAAGGCTGGGATGGAGGAAGAGCTTATCCAGCAGGAGTTCTATTGTGACTTCTCTGGTGGTATGCAGGGCTCTTACTACGTTAACAAGATGACTGAAGCTGAGAAGGATGGCCGTGTTCTGGATATTGGGTATGAGCCAGACCTTCCGGTAGATACTTGGTGGGACCTGGGGATGGGTGATAGCAATGTCATTATCTTCGTCCAGAACCATTTCAATCAGATCCGAATCATTGATTACTACGAAACCCAGGGAGAGGGTTTTGAGTATTACGCTAAGTACCTCATGGAGAAGCCTTACATTTACCGTGACCACATTGGTCCGCATGACTTGGCTGTTCGTGAGCTGGGTACTGGTAGGAGCCGGATAGAGCAGGCTCTGCGGTATGGCATCAACTTCAAGATTGTCAGGAAGCTGCCGATTGACGAGGGGATCAATGCGGTGAGAGCGATGCTCCCGAATTGTTACTTCGACCAGAAGAAGTGTGAGCATTTGATTGATGCGATGATGGCGTACCGGAAGGAGTGGGATCCAAAGAATCGAACCTATAAGGAGCGGCCACATCACGACTGGGCTTCGCATGCGTGTGATGCCATGCGGACAGGGGCGGTTGGGAGGCGGTCGGCAAAGCTCCCCAATGACCGAAAGCGATATGATGATAAGCGACGTTCTACTGGCCCACGAACCTGGATGTCAGCGTAATGACTGATGTATTTGATGATATTTTGGCGCAGGCTCGTTACGAGAGGCTTGAGTTGCCCGAGGATATGGAGAATAAGTTCCAGGACGAGTTCTTTTCGTCTCCGTGGGCGAAGGCTTTTTCTAAGAGGTATGGGAAGCCGCCTCGGCTGGAGGGTGATTATGATTATCGAAGAGCTTGGCAGGATAAGGCTCTTGATTTGAATGACCCGGATGCTCATGGGTTAAGCGTTAGCCCGGAGAGTGGGATATGGCTGAAAGATCCTTTGGCTCACCCAACTTCTTGGATGGAGGTGTTTGCTGGGACTGGTTTGGGTGATCCAGAGCAGATGTCTCGGCCAGCTGCTGCTCGGGTTATGAAAGAGTTCAGGCTTGGCGGTGACGCAGGAATCAGATAATGGCTTCTAACGACTACTACACAGCGCAGGACGGTGAAGAGCTGGATCTGGTTGAGTTGATCTATGACCGGAGAAAGCGAGCTTCTAAGCATGCTAAAGACTGGAGAGGCGAGGCCCGTGAGAACTATCAGTTCCGGGATGGGGACCAGTGGGACGATGAAGACAGGGCTCTTCTTGAGGAGCAGGGTCGTCCAGTGGTCACGTTCAACCGGGTTGGCCCCATCATTGATTCGGTGGCTGGTCACGAGATAGGCAATCGTCAGGAGGCTCGATACTTCCCCCGGACCCTGGGTGACCGTGAGGCTAACGACACGTTCACTGAGGGCGCTCGATGGGTGCGTGATGGGTGTGAGGCTGAGGATGAAGAGTCGGACGCTTATACGGACACTTTGACATGCGGCATGGGGTGGATTGAGACCCGTGTTGATTATGATGAGGACCCTGATGGCAAGATAATCATGGAGCGGGTGTCCCCGTTGCAGATGCGTTGGGATCCGGCAGCTCGGAAGCAGAATCTTTTGGATGCCGCTTGGTTGATTCGAGAGAAGTGGATGGACCTGAAGGCGGTCAAGGATGAGTGGCCTGATGCTCGGGACTTGGTTCCTGAAGAAGATAGTTCGATGGTCGATCCTGAGGGGGGTGATGCTCATGATTCGACCAGTGCCTGGAAGTATGAGAATGACCAGAGTTCGTTGTATGACCCTCGTGAGGGAAAGATTTTAGTTCTCCATTATCAGTATCGGGAGAAGGAGTTCTATTACCGGGTGGGGGACACAGAGAGTGACCGGGTGGTGGAGTTCACGGAAGAGCGTTTCAACAAGATCAAAGATGAGGTAGAGCGCCGAGGCATAGCTTTTGTTAAACAAACACGTTGGAAGTACTTTCAAGCCTTTGTTGCTGCAAAGACTCTCCTTGAGGATGGCCCCTGCGCGATCAATGCCTTCACCTATCGGGCTATAACCGGTAAGCGTGATGAGCAGAACAATATATGGTACGGGTTGATGCGGGCCATGAAGGACCCCCAGCAGTGGGCGAACAAGTTCTTTAGCCAGACGATGTATATCTTTAATAGCAATGCCAAGGGTGGTGTGATTGCTGAGGAAGATGCCGTTGATGACAAGCGGGCTTTTGAGGATTCATGGGCTAGCTCTGACGGTGTGAACTGGGTGAATAACGGTGCCCTGCAGAGCGGTAAGATTCAGGACAAGCCTTTCGGTGGGTATCCAGCGGCCCTGGATAAGCTCCTGAGCTTCGCCATATCGAGTATCCGGGATGTCTCTGGCGTCAACCTTGAGTTGATGGGGATGGCTAACCGCGAGCAGGCTGGCGTGCTTGAGGTTGAGCGGAAGAAGGCTGCGCTAGTTATCCTAGCGCCGTTGTTGAACAACCTCCGCAGGTATCGAAAGATCCAGGCTCTGGACATGCTGTCGTTTATGCGCGAGTACATCTCTGAGGGGACTCTCATGCGTATTACGGACAAGGAGGCTGTTCCTTTTGCTTACGACGCGGATGTCACTAAGTACGATGTAGTGATTGATACAGCCCCCTCCAGCCCGAATATGAAGCAGGAGGTGTGGGCCAACATGCAGAGCCTAGTGCCCGCCATGATTAAGGCTGGCGTACCTCTGCCTCCGGATTTGATTAAGTATTCCCCTCTGCCCGAGTCGGTTTCGGATGAGTGGGTTAAGTACATTGAAGAGAAGAGTCAAACCGACCCAGAACTGCCCCAGAAGATGGCGCAGATGCAGGAAGAAATGGGCAAGCTCAAGCAGGAGAATGACCAGCTTAAGGGCAAGCGTGAGCAGCAGATGGCTGATATGCAGCGTAAGCGTGAAGAGCATCAGATGGAGATGGAGATGGCGCGGGAGAAGATGTTGTTGGAGCGTCAGATTTCTGAGCAAGAGTTGGCGATGAAGGCTAAGACCAATGATGCTGATAGAGCGGCCAAGTTGATTGAGATTCAGGCTCGTTATGACACTGAGCGTGCCAAGCTTCAGCAGACTTGTGAGTTAGAGCGTGATGTTTCTGCTGCCAAGATTAAGTCGGCTGAGGATGTTCAGGTCATTAGCTTGCAGGCTGAGCGAGAGAAGAGGATGGCTACGATGAAAACGAATCGTACTGTCATTCTGGATGAGTTAACTCCGGACCTTATGGGGATAGTGGATGATAAGTTGGCGAAGGTTTCTGAGAAGCTTAATGAGTTGAGTGGGATGAAGGGGACTGTAGAGGAATTGAGTGGGTTGAAGGGAACTGTAGAGGAGCTGGCTAGATTGGCTTCGGATACAGAGGGGCGTAGAAACGCCATATTGGCATATGTTTCTGCACAGGGTGGTGAACTTGGGGAAGTCGCAAACAAGCTGAGGTGATGAGATGGGGATATTAGAAGAACTAGAAGTAACGACAGAGGATCAGGACTTAGAGCAGGGTCAGATGGAGGTTATCATCGACGCGGCTCCCGACCCGGATCGGGGACAGGAATCCTCTTCAGAGCCCGTCCAGCAAGAGCAGGAGCCAACCCAGCCCCAAGCTGCGGCTGAGGGCCAGGAAGAGACCGACAGCGCTCCTGAGCGGATGGTTAACTATGGGGCTCTGGATGCGGAAAGGAACAAGCGTAAGGAATTGCAGAGTCAGGTCCAGCAGATGGAGGAGCGGTTCCGGCAGCTACAGGAGCGAGTTCTCACGCCGCCGGAGCCTGAGGCTGAGATTCCTCAGTACGATGAGGATCCAGGTGAGCACCTACGCCAGCGGGTTGAGCGTAATGAAGCAACGACTTCCCGCCTTCTGGAGCAGCGTCAACAGCAGCAGATGGCTGAGCAGGAGAGCAGAGATTTTAATGACTGGGTAGGGCGGTTCCAGAAAGAGGAAGCTGGGTTCGCTGAGACCCACAGCGATTACTCTGAGGTGGTCACTCAATTGCGTGATTCCCGTATTGCCGAGTACGAGGCTGTTGGCTGGGGTAAGGAAGAGGCAAGAGTAGAAGTTATTAAGGAAACTTTTACCTTAGCCCGAGACGCCGAGAACCGGGGTCTCTCCCAGGCCGAGCGCTTCTATAATCTAGCCAAAGGCCGGGGATTCCGGGGAGGTAATGGGGCAACGCCAGTAGAAGGGTCTACCCGAGCGCCTAACCTTGAGCGGATTGGTAGTAACATGAGCAAGGCTAAGAGCCTGGGGCCGAGCGGTTCCAGCCCTCGCCCCACAACACTTGCAGATTTGTCTGATATGAATAATGATGAGTTTGATGCGGCAACTGAAGGGGATAATTGGTCTCGCCTAATGTCGTAATCGTAAGCCTGCGTTAAAGGCACCTGAATACTTCGTGTGACCTTGCCGTACCAAGGTCGTCGTAGCTCCTACGTTACAGGGCAACTCGTTCGGTCTGGCGTAACTAGATCAAACTTTTTGTGTTTAATTAAGGAGATTTTCCTATGGCGACCACCAATTATGGTGTTAACAGCCAAGAGACCGTCAAGCTATGGTCTCGAAAACTCTTTCGTGAAGCGCTGAAGCGTACTTGGGCTTACAAGTTCATTGGCTCTGACAGTAATTCCGTTTGTCAGATTGCCGAGGATACTTCCAAAGGCTCAGGGGATCGTGTTCGCGTAACCTTGCGTATGTTGCTTACCGGTGATGGTATTTCCGGGGATGGCACGCTAGAGGGTTCGGAAGAAGCGCTTACGACGTATACGGACAATGTTGTTGTCGATCAGCTTCGCCATGCGGTTCGTTCCGGTGGCAAGATGACCGAGCAGCGGATCCCATTCTCAGTACGCGAGGAAGCCCGCATGGGTCTCACGGACTGGTGGGCTGACCGTATTGATACCTGGTTTATGAATCAGTTGGGTGGAAGCCTGGGTGATATCAGAACCACTGGTATGCAGGCTGCTACCAATCCCGCTGGCACCAATCGACATTTGTTGGGTGACTTGGGCACGGGGCTTACCACCGAGGTTCAGGTGGGCTCTGCTTCTGTTTCAAACATCATGACTTTGCAGCGCATTGATTCATGCGTTTTGGTTGCTAAGACATCGACCCCTCAGATCCGGCCTGTTCGGATTGGCGGGGAAGATAAGTTCTGTATGTTCCTCCATCCCTACCAGGTTCGCGATCTACGGATCAATACGAATACCGGGCAGTGGCTGGATATCCAGAAGGCGGCTATGCAGGGTGGGCAGGTGTCCAACAACCCCATTTATACGGGTGCGTTGGGTGAGTACAACGGTGTTGTGCTTCATGAGTCCACTCGTGTGCCTTTCGGTGGTTCTGCTACCGGGTCCGTTCAGTCCAATAACTGCCGTGCAATCTTTGTAGGTGCGCAGGCAGCGTGCATGGGCTTTGGTCGAGGCTTTGGCACTAACCGGATGAGCTGGGTTGAAGAACTTTTCGATTATAGAAACCAGCTCGGGGTTAGTGCGGGCCTCATCGGTGGATTGAAGAAGACGGTGTTTAACAGCTCCGACTTTGGTTCCATCATTCTTTCCACGTCCGTGTCCGGATCTAACTAAGGAGGACTGAGAAATGGCTTCTACCACTAAAACGGTAACGATTGCTCAGAGTAGTGCTCCTACTGTTGCTCATCTGGGTGTTAACGTGATTGCAGGCAGTAACGCTGGACTTTCAGCGTCGTTGTCAGCGTCGGCTAGTGCCGTGTTGTTGTGCGCTAAGATTCCTGTCAACGCCAAAAATGTTCAGGTTATCTGGCAAGCAATTCATACGGGCGCAACTGGCGCTAAGCTTCAGTGGGGGATTAAGAGCGGGGATTCTGTTACGGCCTCTGCTTTGATGGCTCTTACTGATATTGCTGTCACAAACCTGTCTGGTCCGCATATGGGTCCCGTGTATCAGCCGACCTGGGATGATTCTGATGGGGACAGCGTTAAGTACGTGCAGTGTTCGGTAGGCAGTGGAACGGCATCGGCGGCGTTTGTTGTCGATTACCAGATCACTTTTACTGTGTAGCTGATCGGGGGCTTCGGCCCCCTTTCTTTTTCCGTGGGGGAAAAATATGGACGACCAACAGGGCCTTATTCCTCCTGAGTGGCTGAATGAATCTTCTCAGGAAATCATTGACCGAGCAGTAGAACTCCTCAAGAGCAATGAAGTGCGGGAGGTGTGGCAGGCCCGCAAGCTCTGCGAGGTAGTCCTTTCGATTGACCGGCACAATCCCGGCATTATTTTTTTAATCGCGTCAAGCTATCTGCGTCAGAGCCGTTGGGCTTATGCGGAGCATTGGTTCCGTAGAGCGCTGGCAGAAATTACTGAAGAGACACCCCCTAAGGCGCAGGCTCCTATGCACTGCAACCTGGGGTATTGCCTCCAGCAAGAGGGGCGTAATGAGGAAGCAGCGGCTTGTTTCCAGAAAGCTGTTGACCTAGACCCGGTTCAGAGCGAATACCTTAACAACCTAGCTACGCTGTTTGTCAACAACGGGACTCCAGAAGAGGCGGTTAGGCGTTGCGCCCTGGCTTTGGATGTTGACCCTGACAACGAGGATGCCAAGTGGAACCAAGGCCTAGCCTATCTAGAGTTAGGGCAGTGGGATAAGGGTTGGGCTGGGTACAAATCTGGTTTGGTTGCGGACGTTCAGTCCAGCCAGAAGCGTAAGCAAAGAACTTATCCGCAGTTCCCCGAGCTTCCTTACTGGGATGGGACTCGCGGCCAGAAGGTGGTGCTGTATGGGGAGCAGGGTGTTGGTGACGAGATACTAGCTGTCTCCATGCTGGAGGATGCAGCCAAAGAGAATGATCTCATCTATGAGGCACATCCTCGCTTGGTGAACATCATGCGGCATAACTTTGGGAATCAATTCCCAATCTATGGCAGCAGGAAGATACCTCAGGATGAGGTGCAATGGCCTAATTGGGAGAAGCCTGATGCCAAGCTTGCGATTCTTGGTTTGGGCGAGCACTACCGCCGGAAAGACGAGGACTTCCCTGGGAAGGTTTACCTCAAGCCCTTTGACAGCCTGGTAGATAAGTATAAAGAGAAGATGCGCAAGATGGGGTCTCGCCCCAAGATTGGCATTTCTTGGAAAGGCGGCTCGGTTTTGACTCGCCATGACCTGCGGTCCATTCCCATTGGTTTGATGCAGGATATGTTCAAGACCATTGATGCGGATTGGATAAGCCTGCAGTACGACAATGCTGACAGGCCGGGATGGAATACTCCCATTGTTGAAGGGTTTGAGAAGGACATGGGCGTTTGTCTGAATCACGATACAGCGGTCATTAACGATCTGGATGAGTGTTATGGGGGGCTTATCCATGCTCTGGATCTAGTCATTTCGGTGAACACCTCTTTGGTTCACGCTTGCGGTGCATTTGGTGTTCCTTGCTGGGTTCTCACGCCTAAACGTCCAGCATGGCGTTACAACATCGAGGGTGAGCGCATGATTTGGTACGGAGGCCATGTTCGTCAGATCCGACAGACCGAGGATTCCTGGGAGCCTGTTATCAAGGAAGTGACTACCCAGCTCCAGAGCTGGTTAGAGGAGGTGACAGCAGCATGATTACTGATGCCTATAAAGACCAGAACCAACAGCTTCATGCCGGTAACAAGGAATATGGTGCTCACGGGGGTAGATGGGCTCCGGTGGTGATGCAGTTGTGTGCTGAGAACATGACCCAGGATGTCTTGGACTATGGCTGTGGTAAGGCTTCTCTGCACATGCAGCTACCATTTGGCATAAACAACTACGATCCAGCGGTGCCTAAGTACTCATCACCCCCTGAGCCTGCCGAGGTGCTCGTATGCTGCGACGTAATGGAGCATGTGGAGCCTGAGTACACTGACAAGGTTCTGGACGACCTGCAGGCTCTGATGAAGAAGGTTGGCTTAATCAATATCGCGACAAGGGTGGCGAAGAAGACGCTTCCTGATGGGCGTAATGCTCATTTGGTGGTGGAGACTGGGCAGTGGTGGTATGAGCGGTTGAAGGAGCGATTTGAGATCCGCTCATGCAACATGGATGACAACGAAATAACAGTGCTAGTGGGGAAGAAATGAGCGTGAATCAGGTATTCATTGGGTATGACCGGGCTGAGGATGATGCTGCCTTGGTGGCTGAGCATTCTCTCCACAAGTTTTCTAGTTGTGATGTGTCGGTGAAGCTTCTCAATATAAAATCTCTACGCCAAGGCGGGCTGTATACCCGTTCGTCGTGGACGGATCGACGGCAGCGTTACGACACGATTGATGAGCGGCCATTCTCTACGGAGTTCAGCTTTACCCGGTTCTTGGTCCCCGCGCTTATGCAGTATGAGGGGTGGGCATTGTTTGTTGACTCGGACGTGATGTTCCGGGCAGATGTGGATGAGTTGTTTGATAATTACACCGTGGACAATACCAAGGCCCTTATGTGTGTACAGCATGAGTATCGCCCGGTGGAGGGGGTGAAGATGCGTTCTGAGGTGGGTCAGTTCCCCTACCGCAGGAAGAACTGGTCGAGTGTGATGCTGTTCAACTGCTCTCACCCAGCTAACTGGTTCCTGACGCCGCAGCTAGTGAATACGTCTGAGGGGCGGGACTTGCAGCAGTTATTTTGGCTGCGGGACCATGAGATAGGGCATCTGCCTCAGGAGTGGAACTTTCTTGACGGTCAGAATATGCCTGTTAAGGAGCCCAAGATAGTTCATTTTACCAGGGGGACTCCGGACCTTCCTGCTTACAGCAATGTGCCTTATGCCGGGGAGTGGCGAGACCATTTCTCGGAGGTGGAGTACGCTGCATGATCAATGGATTCCCTCCCCCGTGAATCTATCTTCGCCCTGCGTCGGGATAATTGTCCCGCCTCAGCAAGTCCCCCACTGGGACAATGATATCCTGGCGAGTAGAATGGGGGAGGGAAACCACCATAGGAGGTTTGAAGCATGAGCACCTTCGGAGTCATGAAGGCTCGGATTGCCCAGGAGATGAAGCGAGGGGAGCTGACTGCTTCTGCCACGGCTGTTCAGGCCTCAGTGCTGTCCGCTATTGAGTTCTTCAAGCGCAGACGTTTCCATTTTAATGAATTTAATGATGCCCTGTTAACGGCCTCAGCCAGCGCCACTTATGTGACGTTATCTAGGTTGGCTACTGACAGTGGCATTCGCCCGATCATATTCGACAGCATCAAGGCTGTGATTGGGACGAGGGATTATCCTTTGACTGCTCGTAACTGGCGGGAGATTGATAGCGTTGATGCGGGGCAGTGGTATGGGTATCCGGAGTGGTATGCCATTCACTCGGAGAAGATACGTTTGTACCCGCCGCCCAACCAGGCTTATGTGCTGCGCATTTCTGGGGTCAAAGACTTGATTGAGGTTACTGCCGGGGCTGCTGCTGGGGTAACTAATGCCTGGACGAATGATGCTGAGGAAATGATCCGGTGCAAGGCTAAGAGTACGTTGTTCCGTGATGAGTTGAGAAATATGCAGATGGCTGGGATTTTTGAGAGCGAGGCCGAAAGGGTTTATAAGGAGCTTTTGAAAGAGGTTACGGCGAAGACTAGCGCGGGCCGTATCCGGCCCACTAACTGGTAAGGAGGGCACGTCCATGTGCCCGATGAGTCTATTCTTCGGTAGTGTTCCCTACCCGCAGGGCTCCTTCAACTTGTGGGGCATAGTCCTTTATATCGTAGGTTGTCCCTTTATGGGGTCCAGGAACTTGCCAGACTTCTACCGGGATGCCGGAAGAGTTGGGTTCCATATAGTGTTTATGTGCCTTGTAGTGATTGTTCAGCGCGTTCCGAAGATCGTTATCGGTAGCCCAACCGAATGGGCTAGTGACAAACCAATGGTATGGTCTTTTCATTGTGTTATTCCAGAATTGTTAAAGAGCCGGAGACAGGATTATTCCTTGCCTCATCTTAATTATAGCAAATGACTATCCCCACTCTTCTTGAATCCGGGGTTATCCACAGGCTAAGTGCTTGTTATCATTGAGTTGAAAATAAAAACTTGACAGGATTTTGACATGCCTTATTTTCCTCTGACTGGATATGCTCCAGACGCTGAGCCCAGCACCCCAGGCATCGTTGCTGATGTCGATCTGATGGTCCCCACCTTAAATGGCCTGAAGGCGTTGCCTTCGGACTCTGATGTGGGTGTGGGAACGGCAGTGAGTGCTATCCGATCAGCCAAGACCCTTTCCAGCCTAGCGGATGTAAAGACGGTTTACGGAGGCTCCCGCGATAATCTATTCACACAAACCGGAACAGGGTGGAATGAAGTTTCGGCGGTTACTGACAGCTATTCCATGCCAGCGACAGCGAGATGGGTGTTTGATGCCTTCAATCTGCCTGGTAATGAGCGTGTGCTGGCTGCTGCTCCTGGGCAATCCATGCAGTTCAAGTCCGGGTCTACCTTTGTTGAGCTAACCAATGGTCCACGGGCTTCGTACATAGCGGTGACGGCTGGGTTCTTGATGACGGCTAACTTTGATGCTGCCACGACGATAGGGACTTCCTCGACGGTTTACATTGCTGCGCCCAATCGTTGGTATTGCTGTGGGATCAACTCAACCACTAATTGGGATACCAGTATTGCCACGCAGGCTACTACTGGTTTGTTGTTGGATAGCCCTGGGCCGATTACTGGGCTGCACAAGCTGGGCAGCAACTTTGTTATCTACAAAGAGCGAAGCATGTACATGGGGCAGTACGTGGGTATTCCCCAGGTTTGGCGTTGGCACTTGCTCCCAGGCGAGGGCTTAGGATGTTCCGCTCATCATGCTGTGGTGGATATTGAGACGGCTCACATCTTCCCAGGCTTCGATAACTTTTATATCTTTGACGGGTCTAGACCTACGCCTATAGCCACCAACCGAGTGGCTGAGTTCTTCCTGTCCGATCTTAATCACGAGCACAAGAGCCAAATGGTTGGTCATCATGATCGATTCAATTGGTTGGTTTATTGGTTCTACCCTTCAATAAATAGTGCTGACGGGGTGTTGGATAAGTTTCTTTGTTATAACTACCGCAGTGACCGTTGGGGTGGAGGCACGAAGACTGTTGAGTTTATCTTTGAGTGGATCACTTCTGGCGTGACTTACGATGGCTTGGGTAGCCTGTACTCAACCTACGCCGATCTTCCTACGGCCTCCTATGATGAAGCCTTTGCTCCGGCAGGCACCTTCAAGACCGGGGTTATCGGGACCAATAATCATTTGACAACATTAGAAGGTCCGGCCTCTAGTTCTTCGATGAGAACTTGGGATATTGGGGTGGATAACAAGCCAATGGTTTTGTCACGAGCGCGACCTCGCTTCAAGAAGGCACCGACTGCGGGGACGCAGACGCATATCTATCAGGATGTCCAGGGGGGTGATGAAACGACCGGTAATGCCTCTACAACGCTGTCTAACGGGTCCTTTGACCATGTCTTCAGTGCTCGTTGGCATGCGCTCAAACACGAGTACACGGGCGATATGGAGGTTGTGGGGTTAGATTTGGAGATGATGGAGGATGGTGAAGAGTGAGCCAGCCCCGGATACCAGATCGATATGTTCTCCCTCAGGAGATGCCTGAGCATACTCGGGAGCAGTTGACCGAGATATTTAGCCAGATAGCGGCTCAGATAAACCTTACCGCGTATGACGTTACCCATATTTCTTCTACCCAGGCTGTTGCTTCCGAGTTGATATTGGTGGATGCGGCTGCAGCAAAAGTACGGGTGGACCTACCGCTGGCTAAAGACTGGCAGGATAGGCATATACAAATTAAGAAGAAGGATGCGAGTGTGAATTTGGTTGTTGTGGTGGGGAATGGCTCTGAGTTATTGGACGGGGGGAACACTGCGACTATAAGCGTTCAGTATTCGTCGATCCAAATGATTTCTGATGGTAGTCAGTGGTGGAAGGTTTGATATGAGCGGGGTTGCTGCCAAGAGAGCTAAGTGGGAGGCCGAGAAGGAGCTTGCTCCTGTGGTCATAACTCCTATAGCCCCGGCTGCTTTGCATGATGTTTGGGACCTGGTTCGAGACGATTTGGATGAATGCCGTAAGCACGACACCAGCACGACTTGGATGGAGGATATCTATTCTTCTCTGCGCAATGCCTGGGCAACGCTTTATCTGGTATCCAGGGGCGAGGAGCATATGGGGTGTTTGTTGTTGCAGTTGCGAACGGATCCGTGGGAATCGATTCCTATTCTTCATATCTGGATGTGCGCTAATCACGGGGGGCACAACATCTTGAAGGATGGTCAGCCTCAGTTAGATGAAATAGCGCGGTCCTGCGGGGCCAGGACAATTACGTTTCGTTCGGATAGACTCAGTTTTGAGCGCCTTTGTCGGGACCTGGGTTATCGGTTACGCGAAATAGAATTAGTAAGGGAGTTAGATCATGGGTAGTCCTAAAGCAGCATCGTCACCTTCGAGCGTCACCCAGACTACGGTGCAGGAAGTGCCTGAAGAGGTTAAGCCTCTGCTGGGGCGTTATCTGAGCCAGGGTGAGGCTCTATCAAAGACGCCTTTCAGCGCGTACTCCGGGGAGCGTGTGGCAGGTCTTAACCCGTATCACAACGCGGGAGGGGACCTAGCTGCTACTCGCGCTATATATGGCGATCCGGGTGTAGAGGCTGGTAGGCAGAACGTAGCAGGCATGCTGAGCGGTGATTACTACAACTCCCCGGCCTTTGCTCATGCTTCTCGGCGTGGACTGGACCACATCCAGGGAACGGTGGGTTCGATGTTCGGGGCTCAGGGGCTCTCAAACAGCGGCGTTCAGCAGCAGGCCATGCGCGATGCCAACGACTTCCAGATGGGCATGATCAATCAGGAACAGCAGCGTATGCCTCAGTACCTGAGCGCTGCTCTGCAGTACGGTCAGGAGCCTTACGAGGCTGCTGGGCAGTTGCTGGGCATGGGGGATATGTACCGGGATTATGACCAAGCCCGAATCAACTCCCAGCGCGAGCAGTTTGATGAACGTCGGATGTATCCTTACCAGCAGCAGGATCTGATGGGGGCCTTGATCAACACCGGCATGGGCGGCAGGGGTACTACTACCCAGACCAGTCCGGGGTACTACCAGCCTAGCCGCACAGCTGGGATGCTGGGCGGGGGCTTGGCTGGCTACGGTCTGGCTTCTCAGTCTCCAAACTTTAACAACTATCTGGCTGCAGGTCTTGGTGGTGCATTAGGAGCTTATTCATAATGGGTAGCGTAATGGAAAGTCCAATCATGCCCT